CAAGTATCACTATTCCAGCTTTGGATACTTATGAAATTACTTATGATGCGAACGGTGGAACTGGAGCACCTAGTAAACAGACGAAGACATACGGTAAAGCCATCAACCTGAGGACTGGGGTTCCTACAAAAGAGGGCCATAAATTCCTCGGATGGAGCACCAGCAAAACAGCTACAAGTGCATCGTATCAGCCAGGAGCGGAATACAAAAAAAATGCTGACCTGAAGCTTTATGCGGTATGGTCTGAGTGTGATTATGTTCTGACTCTTAATGCAAATGGCGGTACCATGGAAAATGACAGCTACGGTTTAAAGTATGATTCTTCGGATCAATCTGATTTAAGTGCGAATATCCCGATTAAATACGGATTCAAGTTCCTTGGATGGTTCACAGCTGCAGAAGGTGGAGTAAAAGTATATAACGAATCCGGCTTGTGTACCAATGAGGGTACGTACTGGAAGAATAACAAGTATGTATACGCAGGAGACCTTACTCTCTATGCACACTGGGAGCTGACAGCAACTCTTATTGTAGGAGATAAGAAACCAGCAATGCCGATGGTCTATGTAGATGGAGAATGGAGAAAAGCATATGCTCACATCTACAAAAATGGCAAATGGAATACAGGAATAACGTAAAGGAGTGGTATGGATGCTATGATTTTGGCAGAAGCAGTTACAGAGTTTGTAAAAGACAATCTTAGTATTATCCTGATAAGTTCGATAACTGTAATTCAAATATCTCCTATAAAAATTGATCCATGGACACTCGTTTTCAAAAAACTTGGAGACTGGATTAATGGCGATATAAAGCAGGAACTTATAGAGCTGAAAAAGAATTCTGATGAACTCAAAAGAGATTTTGAAGAAACAAAGGCTCAGGATAAACGATGGCACATTCTATCCTTTGCCAACAGCTGCCGCAATGGTAAGCGGCACAGCAAGGATGAATGGGAGCACCTTATAACAGAATTAAGAGAATATGAAGAATACACCAAAAGGAAGAACATTCCGAATGGTGTTTTCGAGGAAGATGCAAAGTATCTCCGTAGTTTGTATCAGAAAATAAGTATGGAAAATGATTTCTTATAGAAAGGAGAAATACATATGGAAATTCAAGCACTCGTAACTATTTTAGTGATTATCGGCTTACTGATTGGACTGGCATTCATGGTTTATCTGTACATTCGCAATAAGACCATGGACCAGATCAGAGCAGACGTGTACAAGCTGTTCCTTAGTGCAGAGCACATGTTCCTGTCTGGTCAAGGAAAGCAGAAAATGGACTATGTAATTCAGATGGCACGTTCCCTGCTTCCAACGTGGGCCAGATTCTTTATTACAGAAGATTTACTCAGGAAAATCGTGCAGTTATGGTTCGATTCAGTAAAAGACCTGCTGGACGATGGGAAATATAATTCATCCGTAAAGGATGCAGAATAATACTAACCAGGAAGGAGCATCACGATTATGGCAACTAAGAATATTCCAGTAATTGCCCTGGATTCAGGGCATGGACTTAACACTCCCGGAAAGCGCACACCTAATGGTATCCGTGAATGGACACTTAACGATGAGGTAAGGGACCGATGCGCTGAGTATCTGAAGGATTATGAATGTAAGATTATCTACCCAGATAACAACGAAGGAAAAGTAGATGAAAGCCTGACAAGCAGAAAAGCAATGTATGTAAATGCAGATGTTGATGCTGCAGTATCCTTCCATCACAACGCATATTCCGGCAAGTGGAACAGTAAAGCTACTGGTGTAGAAACATGGGTAGACCGAAACTGTACTGCATCTGACATGAGACTTGCTAAATGTATTCAGAAGAGACTTCCTAAATATACTGGTCTGAAAGACAGAGGTATCAAGAAAGAAGACTTTACTGTTATTTATCAGAATAAGTGTCCAGCCGCTCTCTGTGAAGGAGGATTTATGGATAGCCGAATTGACTACCCTGTAATTACTTCTGATAAAGGCCAGGATGGATACGCAAGAGCGGTAGCTGAAGGTCTGGTAGAATTCCTCGATTTGAAAAAGAAAACAACCTCTTCAAATTCCACAAGCAAGAAACCATCAACCTCAACTGCTACAAGCAACAATACTTCCCTTAAATTCAAAGTAGGAGATGTTGTACAGTTCAAAGGTACAAAACACTACAAGAATGCGAATGCAGCAAGCGGTTCCGACTGTAAGAGCGGAAAAGCTAAGATTACTGCACTCTCTAAAGGTTCAAAACATCCATACCATCTTCAGAACGTATCAGGCGGTGGATCAACTGTCTATGGCTGGGTAGATGAAAAGGATGTGGCCAAAGTGAGCACATCAGCAAACACAGAGACCAATGATTATTACAAGAAATACACAGGTCAGTCAGATAAGATTAATGTTGTCTTTGAGAAAATCGGTGTACCATCAAAATACATCGGTACATGGGCAGCAAGAAAGCCGGTAGCTCTGGCCAATGGCCTAAAGAACTACAAAGGTTCCGGATCTGACAACCTCGCTCTCATTGCTCTGGCGAAGAAGGGCAAGCTCAGAAAACCTTAAAATAGGTGGCCATGGAGTTATCTCCATTCAATTAAAGCCCCAAGGAAGATTTTATTCTTTCCAAGGGGCTTTTTATTTATTATACTAATATATAGAGTTTATCCACATTATTCAGATGTTATCCACTTTTCTGAGTGTTCGAATAATGTTCGGGTTTACAAAAAATGGAATTGATGCTATATTGAAAAACGAGAACTACTCTCATTCCTTTTAATTACATAACAACAAAAAAGAAAGATCAGCGCGGGAACGCTGATCGATCAGGGGACACTTACATGTCTTGATTAAACTTACCTTTTATTATACTACCATAATAGCACTGTTTTGTCAAGATGTGGGAATATACCTGCATCTTTTTTTGTACCTTCTTTTGCCCTTACAAGAAGTAAAACAAGGACAGGTCTATCGTGGTATGACCGACGCAAAAAAACTCCCATAAGAAGTGACCGCAACTTTGATGGCGGGGTGGTTTCCTGATTGGGGACCGGTGGAAATGCCAGGGCAGGAATTGGCATGACAAAGATATACCGGTAGCATATATACAGCTCATAGTCCGAGTAGCCTATATATTTTTTCCTCCTTATAGGGGGAAAGACTATGCCAGTCTATAGGAAGCCGTTAGCCTGATATTATTATTCTCCAGTACGTTATTGACTCATGTTCCCCATATCTGCTCTTATTAAATCCTTTAAATACCCCTGTTTATTAGATTTAGTATCTAAAAACTCCAAGATATCCTTATCTGTATGAATGTTCAATTTAAGGTATAAACCTTTTGTATTGTTCTTATCGTATTTTTCAGATGCTTTGATCTGAGACGGTTTTGTTTTCTTCATGGTGAATCCTCCTACTGATCAATAGATTAATATAAGTATATACCTACTACTTCTATTTTTCAAGATGCTTTGCAGGCTAACGCCCATAATATAAGCCGACATACCAGTGGACACTATCTCATGGTGAAAGATATAACCTGGAAGTTATGTATTTCTTTCTGTTATACGTAAAGAATTATACTGTAAGAAATACAGAAAGAATCTGTTGACTTTTCTGTATAGAGGGTGTACTATAATAGTGTAAGAAATACAGAAAAGATACAGAAAACACACAGGAGGAATTAACATGAGATACTACCCAATTAACGAAGAATTAGCGAAAAGAGCGAAAGAATCCTATTCATTTAGTGATTATGTACCAGGATCAGCAACGGCGGAATACAAAGCAGCAGTTGATCACGTTTATAGTTTAGGAGAAAAGGCCAAGGCCATGACTAACAATGAAATCAAACGTGAAAAAGTGGATGTTCTTTGTGAGAGATACGCTAGAAAGTATGCTGAATGGATTGACAAATATAATAGCATCGTGGCCAGCTGTCCATCAGTAATGATCACAGGCGGATCTAACTTCCCAGTTCGTAAGAAGGAAAAGCAGGTCGCCAGAGAAGATGCCCACATGCAGGAATTAAAGAAAATCGAATATATCAAAGAACAGATTGAAAATATCGCATACGGTAAAGAAATCATCAAATCTGGTGATGAGGATGCAATCGAACAGCTCCAGGACAAAATCGAAAAGCTGGAAAAGTCTCAGGAACTTATGAAAGCTGTAAATGCTTATTATCGCAAGCATAAAACAGTAGAAGGTTGCCCAGATATTTCAGAAGGAATGGCCAAAACAATTACAGCTAACATGGCCAGCAGCTGGAGAGCAGAACCAAAACCTTTTGAATCATATGTGCTTACGAATAATAACCAGAATATCAGAGCTGCAAAGGCCCGCTTAGCAAACCTTATAGCCGCGAAAGAACGTGGATCTCAGGAAGTGGAAAATGAGCACTATAAGCTGGTTGAGAATACAGAGCTCATGAGAATTCAGTTCTTATTCGACGGAAAGCCAGAAGCAGAAGTTAGGGACGTTCTGAAAAGCAACGGTTTTAAATGGAGTCCTAAAAACGAAGCATGGCAGCGCCAGCTCACAGCAAATGGCAAATATGCTGCTAAGCGTGTAGAAGAACAGTTACAGAAAATCTATGCATAATGGTAGGTGATACCGTGAACCCGTATAAGCTCCGTGAATCGGTTTACATGACAGCGGGTATTAAGAGGCTTCTGATTCGTTCGGATACTTCCGAAGAGGTCCGGAACGCTCTGAAAAGGTTCGAAAATAGAGACTATGGTGAATTTTCAGAAAAGCCGGATCAGAGGGATATTTCAGAATTTGGAAGCTACAAAACATCGTTCGGTGCGGTGTGGATCATTAATTACAAATTGTTCCAGGATAGGGATTTTATAACGGTCTTGTTGCCGTGTGAGTTCGATAATTAAATCTAAACAATAACCCCTACCAACATAGCGGTAAGGGGTTATTTGTGGATAAATGAAAATTCTGTCAGCAAGGAAGGGAAAATCATGAAAAAGATACCTGACAAAATGGAAGCAAATATACCGGCCCTGAAAAATGCTGTAAATGCTCTGATCGAATTAACAGAAGCGGACGGTACCATAAATAACAGTCGCGCTCAGTTTCAGGGGATGATGGCCAATGTTGATCTTATAAAATGGGCGATTATATGTGAGGCTACCGCGCTGGTACGATCCGGACTACTCGATGATTTAGAAAAGGCGGAGAATTCAAACAGGGCGAGTTTAAATGAATGAAACGGCCCGTAACCCGGAAAAACATTTTTCGATGCGCCTGAGGGCGTCTCAGCAACACAAGATAAGGAGAAAAAGATATGAAAAATTTGATTTTAGATGGAATTACAGTATTAGCTTTTATCGCTTTAATAATTTCATTTGTAATGGTAGAAAAATCCTTCATAGCTGCACTTTTATTAATGCTTGCAGCTGGTGCATGGATAGCGGTATTCGGTGAAGTAAATTTTGGTGATGAATAAAAAGAAATCCCGGCCAGAAAAGGCGGGGATTTTTAATAGACTATATGCACGCTTCCATTATCCATGATCTGGACCGGCTGGTGGCTCATAAGGTACTTCATACCGAGTTCACCGCTTACGGCTTTACCCTGGGATAAGAGCTTTTGTCCGCGGCGGTATGATTCATAGTCCACCATGACAACGTAGAAATGACAGTACATATCTCCTATAGGTTCCGAGGTTTTGTAAATAAAGTCGGAACCATATTTCTCTTTAAAAAATGCTGCAGCTTCTTCACGGGAATTGAATTCCGGGAATGAGCTTTCATCCTGGCGTGAAATAGGAAATTTCATAAAACACCGCCTTATAAGTATTAAGGCAAGTATAACAGAAAAGAAGGTGATAAAAAATGTTTGTAGATTCAATAGCAAAATGGTTTAAAAGATTCAATTGTGATCATCGTAAACAGCGACATTATAATTGTGAGCTGGTCCTGCAGCCTGATGGTACCTGGATTACTCAGCATACCTGGGAATGTATGCGATGCGGAAAAAAGATTAAGCATATAAGGAGAAAAAAGATGAAAAACAAGAAAAAGTGGACTCATACCGTCGTAAAATTTCAGCGTTCCATCGGTGGTAGCATGGTCCTTATGTATAACAAAGACAGAAGTATCTTTGGTGAACAACCGATGGATGAAATGCTTGAATTACTATTTGACGGACGCAATAAGATGTATTGCAAGTGCCGGTACCGCAATGAAGACGGATATCTGGAGATAGGAGAAGAAGTAAGAGCTTACTGGTAAAGGTTAGAAAGTTAAATGAGGAATAAGTATGGATAGATTGACAATAGATGAAGTTATTGAACATTGTAGAAGAACTTGTGAAAATACAGAGTTGCTTGCGAGTGCTAGAGGTCAAAAACAAGACGATATTACATCAAAGAATTACTGGGAGCATTACCAAGTTGAGGAATGGTTAAAAGAATTAAAACAGTATCGTGATGCAGAAGAACAAGGCTTGCTTCTGAAGCTGCCTTGCAAGGTGGGGGATACGGTTTATATTCTCGCTGGTAGATATGGTACGTTTTACGAAGAGGATATATGTGACGGTTTCTACATAGGGCGATATGGACTTTTGCAAGTAAAGGTTCAGAACCACAAGGGCAATCATGGCACATATGGTGTGGTTGGAAAAACCGTATTCCTAACAAAAGCAGAAGCAGAGCAACACTTGGCGGAAGTTAAAAAAATCGAAACAGAAAGGTTACTCCTTGGTGAATGGGGGGATTAGTATGAGAGTTATATCACAGAAAGGAATAATGGATGTTTCGTATGAAGATATGATCTTTTGTGCGGATGAAAATGAAATCCGCGCATATGAGGGAAGTGTGTTGAAAGGTCCATTTTGCCATATGGCCATATATTCGAATAATAAAAAGGCCCTGAAGGCCATGGAAATGCTGAGAGAACACTACATGAATTTATGCGAGTTTAACAGTATGACAGATGCATACAAAAAAATAGCGATGGCTGTAATGCCGGATAAAGATATTCATAATTTGCCGGTATTCCAGTTCCCACAGGATCATGAGGTTATAGTATGAGTGAATTAATTAACAAAAGTGCATTAATCGAAAGCTTTGAACCAGATCATCGCAAAGATTGGTATACACCATGGATAATTGACAAGATAAACGAACAACCGGAAGTTGATGCAGTTGAGGTGGTGCGCTGTAAGGATTGCCAGCACTGGGATGAGGAAACAGGTTGGTGCAAGATTCATTCGCACTTTATAGATTATGACGGTGATGCCTGCCATCCATGGGAAAGCAATGAATGGAAGATGTTTGATCCGAATGACTTCTGTTCTGATGGTGAAAGGAAGGTGTAGTAATGAGTGATTTAATATCAAGAAGTACATTGGTTGAAGAATTGCAGAAGTATTTTGTAAACAATTCTATTCATAAAAATGATTTAGCAGAAGTGATTGCTAATCAACCAACAGTAGAATCAAATCCTGTGGTTCATGGGGATTGGAAACAAGAAATCATGAACTATTTCTGTTCACAATGCAAGAAAGCATTTGATGATGATTTGGCATGGATAACAGGTGAATTCAAGCTTCCAAACTTTTGTCCTGAATGTGGGGCAGATATGCGAAAGAAGGTGGAGTAGATGTGGAAACTATTCATTGAATATTCCGATAAATCAAAAGTAACACTTACTGGCAAGACAAAGGAAATAACTCCAGAGCAGATACTACGTTACTGGATGCTGTATGGAAGAAATGCAGCAACAGCAATCTACCAGAAGTATCCGAAAAAGAATTATGAACCACGTGATTTTAAAGAAATGTACAAAGCGTTACGTGAAGAAAGTGGGCAAGAGTAATGGAAGATAAAGAATGCACAATAAATATGAGGTTGCCGAAAAGATTTAGTAATGTAAAGAATTTGATTATACATGTTAGTAAACCAGAGCCGAAAAAACGCATAACAAATGCGGACAGAATCAGAAACATGACGGATGAAGAATTGGCAAAATTCATGGAAACAGTTACTTGTGAAAGTCATGGATGGTGTGATGATTGTACAAGTATGCGTGGTGAATATTGTCATGGTATAAATGACGAAAGTAATTCACTTGTACAAGAAAGGTTAAAGTGGCTAAAGGAAGAGGTGGTAACAAATGATAGAGTCAAAAGTAGTAGAAAGGTTTAGAAATCAAATGAATAGATTCGAAGAGTTAGATAAACTGGAATATGAAATATTAACATTGAGCGGTTATACGTTGTCGGAATTAAAGGATCTGTTTGCAAAAGGATATACGATGGAATATCCGAAAAATAAAGATATCGTAGAGACATATGATGAAGATTTGAGAATAAGAAATATAGCGAGTCATTACGGGTTGAAAGCTCAGAGTATGCAGTGCATAGAAGAGTGCGCGGAACTGATCCAGGCAATTAATAAATATTTAAGAAAAAAGGGAAATGGACAGTCTGTAACTGTAAGCTCAATAGAAGTATTAAATAACGTTATTGAAGAAATAGCGGATGTATATATCATGCTTGAACAAATGATATACCTGATTAATGGTGATAGAGCTGTTAATGAAATGATAGATTATAAGCTGAACAGGAGCTTAGAACGTATTGAAGAGGAAAATGCACGTCGATAGACCTTATATACAGAAATTGTACTGAAAATGTAGATTTTCTGTATTTTGTACGATATAATAGGACAAAGTAAATCAAAAACAGATAGGGTGAATGAGCATGGCTATAAAGGTTATGGTGTCAATTCAAAAAGGCGGCCAGGCTAAGACAATGACAACATCTATCATGGCCGAAGTTCTAGCTGAAGCGGGTTACGACGTATTAGTGATTGACCTGGATTCCCAGGGGAATACTACACAAATGCTTACTCAGCGAAATATCTACGATTATACCGGCAGCACCGTATTGGAAGCAATAAAGGAGCATGAGCCGCTAAAATATATCGTTGAAATAAAAGAGCATTTACACCTATTACCGGCGGAAGATATGCTTGCTACATTCAGCAGGTATATTTACACAAATAATTTCCGGGAACCTATGCAGGTATTAAAAAACGCCATGGAAGATATAGAAGATATATACGACTATATTTTGATGGATTGCCCGCCGAATATAGGTGATCTGGTCCTAAATGCAGTAGTTTACGCGGATTATTGTATTATACCGGCCCAGTGTGAAGCTTTTGGAATCGATGCACTAGACCGATTTGTAAAGTTCCTAGCATCTGCAAAAGAAGAAGGATATACCAAGATAGAAGTATTAGGAATTCTTCTGACGTTGCGGGAATCACGTGTAGTATCCGAAAAAGTGATAGCGGACACCATAAGAAGGACCTACGGTGATCTGGTTTTTGAAACAGAAATCAAACGCCGGGCCAGAATTAAAGATTATGCCCTGATGGGTGTAACGATGGAAAAGAAAATAGACATGAACGCCCTGGAAGATTATATTAAATTTGTTGAGGAGGTAATCGAACGTGTCAAAGAACGATCAAATAAGCAAACGTCTTGAAGAGATGAAAAAGTCCAAAGCTGCTAATACTAGCACGCCGGAAAAGATGATTGATGGTATTGTTAAGCAGGAAGAAAAAAAGACTGACTTTGAAAAAATCGCTCAGGAGCTGCAAGAGCGCCATGAAAAGGAAGCTGTAGGAGCTAATGAGGATTATGTAAAAGATACTCTGTATATCCAGAAGGATATCTACAAGGCGTTTAATGCGCTCTGTATCAAGCGTGGGGACAAGAAACACCATGTAAACAAGGCCCTTGCTGAATACGTGGAAAGAGAATATAAGCGCATCCAGCGTGAAAAGTAAGAAAAAGGAATTGCATCCAGCAATTCCTCTTTTTTTGCCTCTTTTTTAAATGTTCTCAAAATTGTATAATATCTATGTAAGAACTTACGTTCCCCTCATTCTGAGAAAGACCAGCGTATATAGACATTCCCCTCGTCTATTAAGATGTCGTCGATTAATTCCCGTAAAATGCTATGTTTCTGCAGCAGGCCGTAGTCCTTCCAGCTATGGATTGCATCTTTTATTAGCAGCTTGGCGGACTCGAAAGGAAAGTTAATTTTCACTTCATGGTCAAACTCCCCTAGATTCTCAGAAGTAGATAAAAGAATTTTCCGCTTGTTGTAAAACATATCTATTTTATCGGATATAACCTCTACTGGGATCTTCTCTGAAGCGTACAAGTTCATAAGGTTGTCAATTTCATTATCTATGCGGCGAATTTCACTCATTATACCCGCGTAGCCCTCATCCTCCTTACCGCCGCCCTCATTGGCGGTTTTTTTTATTCTTACGCTGTCTGGATTCTGTGCCATTAACAGAAATTCACTTTCTATTTTCTGTTCCAATTCTTCTTTTCCCCAGATTCTATTTTTGCATTCCGGATCTTTGATCATCTTTTTATTTACTTTGGCCCTGGAATGACAAGTATATCTATAAGTGCCGTTAGGATTCTTCCTGGCAAAATACCGGGCCCCGCATTTTTTACAGTGTACCATTCCGGTTAATAGGTGATTCACTGGACGGTCTGAATACCCTAGCAATTTGAGCCGCTGGCGGCGTCTACGAACAGACTTGAATAAATCGTCGCTTATGATCTTATCGTGGCTATCTGGCGTCCTGACGCCCTCAAAATGTATGGTTCCGTTGTACAGTTCATTGTCTAATACCTGGCCGATGGTCTTTGAATGCTTCCAGTCCCCGTGTTTTGTCGTATATCCTTCCATTTTCTCTGATATACAGGAAAGAGAGTGGCCTGCAGCGTACATCTCAAATACCATCCGGACCTGATCTGCCTCTTTTTTATTTATCTCCAGTTCACCGTCTATATAGTCGTATCCTATAGGATCTGTACCGCCGCCGTGGAAGAGTCCCTTTTTCGCTCTACCGGCCCGGCCCATCATGGTTCTTTCTGCTATGGTAGAACGCTCTAGCTGGGCAAATGCTGACAAGATCGACAACATGAAGCGGCCCATATCCGTACTTGTATCAAATGACTCCTGGACCGATACAAAGTCTACACCATGAGGAATGAAAACATCCTCTAGTAAGTACAATGTATCTTTCTGGGATCTGGAAAGCCGATCCAGCTTATAGACAAGTACAATATCACATTTCTTTTTCTCTATATACTCAACCATGGTAGTAATACCAGGGCGCTCTAATGTAGCTCCAGACATTCCAGGGTCCACGAATATCTTTACAATAACCCATCCTTTGGCCTTGCAATATGCTATAAGCCTGCTTTTCTGCTCCTGTATCGAAAATCCCTTAATTTGTTCGTCAGTGCTTACTCTTATGTACAGAACTACACGTTTCATGGTTAATCACCTTTTTAGATTAATCTTATCAATCTTATACAAAATGCACAAAAAACAGTACGTAAGTTTGGCAATTCTTCCGACTGGACATAACATGCGTATAGGTATATACTTATATTGTAAGGGAGATACGAAAGACAAAGGAGATGTTAGATATGAAAAAACATGAGAAAGAATTAAAACAGCGATACATCGATATCACAATGGAAGAAAGCTGGCATAATGACAGCGGTATGAGAAAGCATTTTGAAAAATCTATTGATAGAGTAGTGGAAACAGAAAAAGGTTATCTGATCGCATTAGACAAACCAACTATTGAAAAGGATTTCTGCTTTGGATATTCATTAAGCAGATACGGCGACGACGGTAGCTTTGATAGAGCAAATGAAATGGCCGCTCATGCAGCAACAAGTGAAGATTATTTCATTAATGAAAACATGAAACAGATCGATAGAAAGTTGGAAAGCCTGAAAAAAAGTCATTTCAAGTTATATACAGGAGTTAAATTCTGTGATGCTCCAAGAGATTCAGTGATTCACTATTACACACTGGTTCATGAATTCGACGTTGAGCTTGGAGAAGTTCGAGAAGGGTTAATAGAAGCAACAGAAGAAGACAGAAAACGCCTGATCGCAGCTTATGAGGAAATGAAGAAAGATTTTGCTAAGAGATTGCAGACATACCTTAAAAGATATGGTCTTTCTAATGTGAATACTTGGAGCTACTGGAAGGACGCTTAGTAATAACTCAATTGATCAACTATGGATCAACTAAAAAAGTTTAATTGATCAACTAATAATTCAAAAGATAAATTCGGAGGTGTACAGTATGTGTAAAATAATTCAGTTCCCAGTTAGAGAAAGCAATGGTTATGCGAATCTTACTCAGTTCATCAAGATAGCGGATAATATCGATACTTTAAATTTCTATATAGAATCTATCGATCAGCTTGAAAGCATGGGTGCATTGCTTCCAGGAGAACGCGAAAAGCTGACAGAACAGGGTAGAGAAAAACGCTTGGAACTGGCCAAGCCTGAACCGGTGGAAGCTGAAAAGCCTGAAAAGCCGGGGACATACATTTATACTCCTGAAATGGGCCAGGAAAAGCCTGAGTGCCAGATGGAGGCAAGCCGAAGCTATTACGGCAATCACATGTATGTTGATACACCATTGGAGCTCAAAGGCTGTGGAATTACATTCATTAAGAAATACGAGTCAAAACACCTGACAGCTTCCGGACAGTACAAGGTAGGCTGGAATGAGTACCGCGTAACAAACCTGGCATTCAAAAAACTTGAAGAAAAATATACAATCTCCATGGAATCTCTTCTTGATTAATAAAGATCCTGCAGCGGGTTTATGGCCCGCTGTTTTTTGTTGTGAAAATGCACAAAAACCGTAACAAAAGTTTGGTTATTATGCGAATATACAAAACGCCTGTATAGGTATATACTTATAGTGTAGGAAAGAGGTACAAAAGAAAAGGAGATTAGGATATGGGATACAAAGTAGGCGACATTATTTATCACAAGGTAATCAAGAAATTCTACAGAATCAGCAGCATTAACAATAACGGCACTATTAAAGCCTATGGTGTTTATGATAACAAGCTTCTCTGGACTGCATGGAATGACAAAATGATCGTTCATGAGAGCGAAGCGACATTATAAATACACAAAAGATAAGGGAGGAAAAAGATATGAAGATTTTAGGCGAAGATTACGATGATTTTTACGGATTCAGTTTTAATGGTTATGTGAACGAAGCGGACGCCGATTACATGGAAGAAGGCGCGCTGTCAGAATCGGAACTTGAAGAAATAAGAGCGATGGCGGAATGCTAAAAAACAGAACAAATGTAAAGAAACATATTTACAAATTCTGTAAAATGTATTATACTGTGCTTGCACAGAAAGATAACAGAAATTAAAAAGAAAGGGGACAGCAAATGCGCGTAACTAAAATCAAAATTAAAAACCTCTTTGGTGTGAAAGAGTACGAAGCGGACGGAAAATCGGTTGAGCTTGTCGGTGAAAACGGCGTCGGAAAGACCTCTGTTATTGATTCCATCAAGTATGCACTGACAAATGCATCGGACCGTAAATACATAGTCAGAAACGGCCAGGATGAAGGCGAAATTATCATCGAAACAGATTCAGGACTTAGTATCCATCGTAAGGCCAGAAACGATAAACGAGATTACAAGATGGTTAAGAACAATGGTCAGGAAGTAAGAAGTCCTGAAGCTTTTCTCAGGGACATTTTTGTTCCGTTGCAGCTGCAACCTATTGAATTCATGGAGAAGAGCGAAAAAGAGCAGAACGCAATCATCCTAGATATGATCGAATTTGACTGGGATTTAAACTGGATCAAAGAACAGTTTGGAGAAATCCCGCCGGATGTAGACTATGGCCAGAATATCCTTGCTGTATTAAATGAAATCCAGGCGGAAAACGGATATTACTACCGTACACGCCAGGATATTAACAGAGATATCCGAAATAAAAGAGCATTTGTGGAAGATATCGCAGCTGACATCCCAGAACATTACGACGTAAAAAAATGGGAAGAGGCGGATTTGTCGGAGCTGTATAGAAAGATCGAAAGCATCCGAAAAGAAAACAGTCAGATCGAGAATGCAAGACAGATTGTAGAAAATCGAAATAACAAGGTGCGTAAATTCCAGGCGGACCGTGAAATTGAGATTGCTACACTGGAAAGAGAACAGGCCGCATCCAGAACACGACTGGAAAAAGAAATTGAGCGCCTGAATGCAGCACTCAAAGCAGCTCAGACAGAGCTTGATGGTATGGAAGAAAAGAAACAGGATAAACTTGCAGTGATTGAACAGACATACAAAGCAAATGTGGCCAAGCATGACGCGATGGTAGAAGAATACAAAGAATATGCAGGAAAAGTTCGTACTGACTTCTCAGAGCTTCAGGCAGAAGCAGAAACAACAGAGCGCATGAAGAGATATATCAATGAATACAGACGCATGGTAGCTCTGCAGGAAGAGCTTGAATGCCTCAACGATAGATCCGCTGCATTAACAGAAAAAATCGAAAAGGCCAGATCATTACCTGGTGAAATCCTCGCGACAGCTAGCATTCCAATTAATAACCTCACCGTGAAAGACGGTATTCCACTTATTAACGGCCTTCCAATCAGTAACTTATCTGATGGTGAAAAACTGGATCTTTGCATTGACGTAGCAATCCAGAAGCCGAACTCATTACAGATTATCCTCATTGATGGTATCGAAAAACTTTCCAAAAAGAAGCGCGAAACGTTGTATAAGAAATGCAAGGAAAAAGGACTGCAGATCATTGCAACCCGCACAAATGATTCAGAAGATATGACAGTAATTGAACTGTAGGAGGTATTATGAACGAACTGACAAAACCAGAAGAAACAACGTTAAAAGCGCTGGAAAGAGACGCAAACATGCGCCAGATCAGCGAAAACGTGTTTAGTAACCCAGAAGAATTCAATAATTTGTGGAAAGTAGCGTGCTTATTCTCAAAATCAACTATTGTTCCTGCAAATTACCGCGGAAAGCCAGAAGACTGCATGATCGCGATTGACATGTCAAATAGAATGGGCGTTAGTCCGATGATGGTTATGCAGAATTTATATGTGGTCCAGGGAACTCCTTCATGGAGCGGCCAGGCCTGTTATACATTGATCAGAGGCAGCGGACGTTTTAGAGATATTAAACACGTTTACACCGGTACTCCTGGAACTGATTCCTGGGGATGTTACCTGCAGGCGGTACGTATTAGTGATGGTGAACTCGTAAAAGGTACAGAAATCACAATTGCTATGGCCAAAGCTGAAAAATGGTACAGCAAAAAAGATAAATACGGAAATGAAACCTCGAAGTGGCAGACATTCCCTCAGCAGATGTTAGCTTATAGAGCCTCAGCATTCTTTGCAAGAGTGCATTGCCCGGATCGACTCATGGGTATTCAGACAGATGCGGAAGTAATTGATATGACGCCATCGGAAACGCCTGATAAATCAATTCAGGACCCGTTCGCAAATGCTGCACCTGATGGTCAGGTAACAATGAATTTATAAGAGGTAGAAAGTATGGGAGATTTTGAACAGAAAGTAATAAATGCCGTTAATGAAAAATTAACAGATGGTACGGTAGAAAAACTTGTACAACAGTATGTAGAAAAATCTGTAACTGAATCATTGGCTAGTGTGTTTGGCTACTCTGGAAAAGGCAAAAAAATGATCGAGGCTAAACTGAATGAAGTTATTGTACCAGTAATTGAAAGACATGATTTTAACAAGTATCTTGTAAAGTTAGATGAGATATTAACGGAAATAGTTAATAGTACAAACTTGAAGGAAAACAAAGCGATTTTATGTAATTTCCAAGAACTTATGACAGAGCCAGAGTTTAAAGAAATTAAATTGTCAGAAATATTTAAGAAATACTGCAATTATGTAGCTGCTTATGTTGATACAAAATATTTAAACGCATGTTGTGAAGATGGCGAACCATATTATCAGCATGTGCGTGCAAACATGGAAGTCGAACACGAAGACAAAGCTTGGTACATTTCAAGATATGATAATTGCTGTGTAAAATTCAGTTGTGAAGAGGATGAGCAATTGAACCTTCAGATTAAGTTGTATAAAAATCATGATAATGATGTTTGGAGTATTTTACACGGCGGCTTGGAAGAAGTTGACATCAATTCATTGCGTAATTTAAGTGAATTTGAAGTGTTCTTGTCTGTGTTAAAACGTGGATTTGTGAAAATCATCATGGATACAGAAAACGAGTGCGACGATGATATTGAACCGGATGAAAAACCAGAATGGTCATTAAGTTAGTAAGGTGTAGGAAGTATGGGATTATTAAAATTAACAGAAGAAAACTATTACAGCATAGAAGCGAATAAACAGTATTTATCGAATTCGCAGTATAAAGACTTCTTTGGATGTCATGGGTTCAGGGGATGTGAAGAGCTGGCCCTGGCCAAGATCAGCGGGGAATGGAAAGAGGAACCATCTACCGCACTGCTTGTAGGAAGCTATGTAGACGCATATTTTGAAGGTACGTTGAATATTTTCCTCGCTAAGCATCCAGAGATTATGACAAAAAAAGGAGAGCTTAAAGCAGAATTTAAACACGCTA